TTTATCATATTAGCATGGATGAATTCAAACCTGCCCTGTATATGTTCAATCTTGTTCATCATCTCGGATATAGATTTACAGTTTATATCTAAATCTATATTGTTAATTTTTTCAACAGTCATTCCACTTTGAAATATCATACTGGCTAGAGTACCTACCCACCCTGCGTATATGTCAATATTAACAGGCTGATCAATTTCTAATTTCAAATGTTCTATCAGCCATTCTTTACTTTTAATTTGTCCGCGCCAAAACGCTTCTAAAGTTTGACTTGGATTGTCGCTATCTCTTATAGCACACATCCAATAATGTAAATGTTCTGTATCAATTAGCATTAAACTGTGTTCCTAACTTGTCGAACTTGCCGCATTGTTTGGCACATTCATAAACTGGGTCGTTAGCCCAGGTGTTTTCAATACGATTAAAATAACCCGAATTGAAAATGTCCTCTAAAGATTGTTCATGTAGATTAGGAAACTCTCCAATCTTGTCCATATAATCGATACGAGTATATTGTTTATGTAATTTTTCTTTAAAGTCCATCCAGCAACACGGACCGACATTACCAGACGCCGCAACATAAATTTGTTTGTATTTGACTGCCTTGCAAGTAATAACACAAGAACTTTTGTCTACCACTTGATCCATAGGCATATCTCTTGCATACTTTAAAACTTCTGGAAGTATTTCTTCAGTTTTGGTACTTGGCAATAAATGATACAATGTCTTGCCTGAATCATCTAATACTGGAAATTTAATATCAGTAAATCGAGTTGTGTGTTTTACTTGGAATAAATTAAATCCTAACTGGGCAGACAGACGGCGACATGCTTCTACTTGATGCTCATTGTGTTTGAACACCAGCATGTGCCAATCTGCATGGCCACCTGCTTGTATGAATGCAGTTGCATTTTTTATAATTCTGTTCCAATCTGTGTCTATTCTATAAAGAGAATGAGTGTCTTCTAATCCGTCAATACCAAATACTACTCTAATATCTAATTTAGCTAACTCTGCCCACCATTGAGTACTTCTAGCACTGCCGTTTGTATGCATACTCAAACGTATATTAGGATTAGTTGTTCTGAGGTACTGAAAGATTGCCAAACAATCTTCTGCAATGATAGGATCACCCAAGTTGCCGCACATGAATAAACTATCTAGTTGACAGATAAAATCTTTACTGAACCATTTTTTAAATGTATCTAAATCTATTTCCACTAATGTCATGAGCGGATTCAATGTGCCGCCGTTGATACGCCTTGGGCACATAGGGCAACGTGCTTGACATTTAGTAGTTACTTCTAAGTGTATATCTCGTATGTCTGTTAGTTTATACATTTTGGTATTTTGCTGTCTGCACTACTTACGCAACGAGGCGTTGAACATATACGAGGTGCGGAAAACAAAGTAAATTTTTCTATCGTACCTAATGGCTCATCCCGACAACTATAAGCTCTTTTAACTTCAGTACCTTTTATTATAACACTTTGATAGCCTGCATTGCAAGTCCAATTGGTAAAACTATTGAACCCTAATGCGTTGAATCGTTCTGCTTGATCTATAAAATAATTCTGATTACCATCGGTTAACCTGATTTGATATCCTTCCTGCTGTTCAAAGTCATTTTGCATTATAGTAAGCATATCAGGAGTATAGCCTTCTACAATAGCAGTAGCAGTATCATTGCTTTGTGGTTTGAGAGTTACGTTGATTCCACGAGCACGAAGGCGTTCACAGCGAGCCAATGTTTCATAAAACACACTGGGAACCATTACTTGATTAACTGTTACATGTACCTGTTCATACATTAACTGTAAACATTTGTCTCCAAACTCTTGCTCTCTAGCATGTTCTGCGTGAAAACTGGCAGTGATACTTCTTCGCTGTAGGCAGTCTGTAACATCGCTCCAATGCTTCCACCATTTTGATCCTGGACTTAAATTAGTTGTCATATGGATACTTTGGTACGGGCTTTCGGTTTCGTCCAAATGTTTGATCAAATTGAGCAAATCTCGATAAGCAGTCGGCTCACCTCCGCTGAAGCTCCAGTGGAATTCTTCAAATCCATTTATCCTAGCCTGGCGTTTGATTTCATCTATAACGGATTTATACACTTCTAAGGTTTGGTGATCCGGTTGATCGCTTCTAGCATAAGGCCAACAGTAGGAACATTTGTAGTTACAAAATCTACCCAGGATCCAACTAATGTTAAATAATGGACGATCCAACATAGATTGCTGTCCAAAACGTTGTATTTTTGCGAAAGGTATAGTTGAGAATTGCATTGACATTATTTACACATGGTGCTATAATTAATAGGCAGACGTGAGTGTAACTGGTAAACCTCCTCCTAGTAAGCTGACCCCCAGCTGAACGGAGGGCAAGGGTCTAGCTCTTAGAGCGACTTTGGAAGTTCGAATCTTCCCGTCTGTACCATTGTTAACTAATAGAAAGAAGTTTAAAATGAAAAAGATTGTAATTGCAACATTGATGTTTATTAGCACTAGTGTATTTGCGTACAACGATGATCCTGCAGAATTGTTTTCTACAGCTTCCAATGTCACCACTGAATCCAAAATCAAATGGGTATCGGTAAATGATGTTACGGCTCAATGCAATAGAGAACGTAGTGCCAAAGGACAAGCAGGATTCAATGCTAAATTAAAAGCCTGTAGTTTTTGGGACGACAATCACACATCCTGTACTATCATTACAGGTAAAAATGTTAACATGCATACCATTGGACATGAAATGCGTCATTGTTTTCAAGGCGATTGGCATCAGTGAGAAATTTAGAAGAAGAAATTTGGCGCGATGATGAGATCCTAAACAAGATCCGTACTCGCGACGACTATGCTCAAAATGTCTATGCGGCATTTTGTAATATGCGTTGGTGCCCTAGAGAACTAGTTCCAGCATTAAGACAAGATGACAAAAAAGACTTGTGGCATTGTAGTTGGAGAAGTGCTGGCGGCTTAGTTGCAGATTGGCAAGGTAAGGGCGGAGACTATATGGACTGGTACTGTTCCGGTATTAGAGGCGGTTTGAGTATCGACGGTAAAGAAGATGCCGAGTATTTTGAACGTACTAAGTATGTGTCCGAAGGTGTTATCACTGAAGAAGTTGAAAAAGACTTTAACCGTTTGGGCTGGTTTCCGGTTCCTTGGGACGATGACGAAGATTGAGAGTAAATAATACTATGACACATTGGACTGTAACTTTAGAAGAAACAGATGATGGAAGTGGGGATTTAATTTTGCCATTTCCTGAAGATTTTTTAAAGGCCGTTGGATGGCAAGAAGGAGATACACTTGAGTGGAAAGATAATGGAGACGGATCCTGGATCCTTGAAAAAGTAAAAGATGAGTAAAAAAGAAGATGTAATTGAATTAACTGGACTAGTCAAGGAAGTGTTGCCTGGTAACATGTTCAGAGTAGAAGTAAACAATATGCCCGAATTATTACTTTGCTATATGGGCGGCAAACTCAAACAACATAAAATTAGAATCATAGAAGGCGACAATGTTAAATTGGAAGTTAGCCCATATGATTTAACCAAAGGTCGTGTAACTTACCGACTTTGACACGTGCTTTATTGTATGCTATAATATTCACATATTAACTCGTACAGTGAGCGACATGGAACATAAAACTTTTCCTACACAGCAAGTATTAGAATTGGCCTGTGCCGCACAAAGAATTAACGGTGAGTACCTTAAAGTACCTGAGGCTGTTTATGCCAATGATGGAGTTTATATGTACACCAAACAGGCTAACAAAACTCTAATGCTTTATACACTGGATACCAGAATGGTTATCCCTGATACTAAAGTGCTCAAAATTGAATCTGAAGATATTACTCGAGCAGAAGAAATTCGTAGTTACTACAAAAGATTAATGTTTGCCGCAATCGACGGCGAGAACGAATTCCTTACAAAAATTAATTCCTTACTGAGCGGTGATACAGTTAAAGAAAATGAATTTGGTTGGATTGCTTGTCTGCCTAGTGTACAGGCCAAAGATAAGATGCACAATGAAGTTAAAAAGATTTCACGTCAAGTTGACGAAGGATTTTTAGGAAGTCCTGGAGATCGTTTGGCAGATTTAGATTGTGAAATTCTTGAGGTAATTAAATCAAAGAACTTTGACGGATGGAACATCTGTGCTATAATAAACAATAAAATGGCAAGTTGGATGAGTCAAACAGAACTGAAACGTGGACCATGCGTCATTGTCAAAGCAAAAGTAAAAGATAACAGCAAACACTGGAAACATGGAAACGATGAGACCAGACTTAACTATGTAAAGGCGGCACAATAATGGCGGGTACAGCGAAATCGGTTTACTTAACAATTACCAAAAAAAGTAGTTATAAGACAGAATTTACCAAAGTATTCTTTGATGCTAAAGCATACAATGAATATGTAAAGACAGATGAGTTCAAAGCCAAATGGCCTAAAGAAGAGTTTACTATTACCAAAGAGGTATACTAATGGGTAAGGCAAAACATAAACCCTATCAATGGATTGATGGTGAAACTGCTGATCGCATTACTAGTCTTAACTTAAAGGACTATCGTGCTTATCTTAAAAAAGAACTAAAACAGTGGAAGAAGAATCCTAAAACAGAATCTAACCCAGATGGCTATTGGTTGCATCCAGATGACATAGTAACTAATATGCGTACCATTGAAGCATTAGATTTAATTATCAGTCACTTTCCAGAAACATCGGATGAAATAAAATGAGCAGATACACTACAGTTTATAAAGAAGTCGAGATTGATGTTGACTTAGACGATTTCGATGATGAGGATATTTTAGAAGAAATGGAAAAACGTGGACTTGCAGTCGGAGCCAGTGGCGATGGTCGCGAACTGCTCACTGCCATTTGGCTCAAACGTAGACAAGGACAAGACTACCAAACAGAGTTGGATCAACTAATTTACAACGGATTGGGGAAAATTATATGAAACGAGAACTAGACGAATACCTATGTAAGGTATATCCAAAGATGATGGTGAACCGTGATAAGCCTATGACCGAGACAGCAATGTGTTGGGGGTTTGATTGCGGTGATGGTTGGTTTCAAATTTTAAATCAACTTATGGGT